ACGTACAAGGATGTGTCTTAAGTAGGTATGGCTTTAGTAGTTCTGTGAACATACCATCACCAAAGTTACTCTCAACAAGTACCATGTTAACCTTGTTTATCTTTGCTAAGTCTGTTAGGTGCTGCAGTGTACTCTCAGAGTACCCTCCTGCTACTCCTCCTGCATCAGTAACGTATAAGTATCCGTTTAACATCTTGACAACTGCATAAGCTGTTTCATCACTACCTCTACCAGAGGGGTCAATGGCTAATATAGAGCCTTGATAGTCTAACCTACCTATAGTATCTTCTGGAGCATAGAACTTATCACCTGCTAAACCTACGTTAGGAATGTCTAACATGGGTTTCATAATACCATAGACTATTTTCTCAGGAGCAGTGTCTTTATCACAGCTATATATGATTAAGTCACTTAACTTGAGTGGGTATTTGTTGGAGTCACTCAAAGATGTGTCTAACATGAACTGCAATGCAAAACCTGAACGACCATATGAAAGCTCTCTTTCCAACAAGTCTTCATCGTCAAACCGTTTAGGGTCTGTAGGAAGCCCATACAGAGCCTTTTGCTCCTTTTGCATAGAATCATACAAGAGAGGTGCTAACCTACCCCCATAGGCTTTCTCTGCTCGTTCTAGAGTAGGGTAACGTGCTGTCCATATCCTCATGTCATAGCCACGAGTAAGCAGTATGTTGTATAAGGACATCTCATTCTGAGGTGTACCTAAGTAAATAATCTTTCCATCAGGCTTTAACACAGCATCAAATTCTTTAACAGTCTCATACAGCTTCTCTCTCATCATGTGAGTCATAGAATTGTTAGGGACTTCTACGTCATCTGCAATGATTATGTCTGCTCTAGAACCTGTTAGCTGTCCTGTGACCCCTACGGACTTCACTGAGGGACTTCCAGAGGCTTTGGCTGGTGCAACATCAAAAGCTATCTTAGACCATCTCTGACCGTCTCTAGCAACGAGGTGTTGGCACATAGGAAGCTCAACAATGATACGTTGTGTAAAGGTTGAGAAGTCATCTGCACGTGCTTTAGAAGCTGATACAACCATAAACTTTAGTTCAGGGTTAAGTAGTAGCTGATGTACTACGTATGCAGCAGTGATGTAAGACTTACCTACACCACGAAAAGCTTCTATTATGCTACGTTTTGGACTGTTCTGCAAGTAGTGAGCTATGTCATACTGTATTGGAGTGGGTTCAGGTAAGCCTAAGTGTGACCATACAAGGTATGTAAAGTTTCTAAAATCTTTAAGTTGTTCTGGAATGTTAGTCATCGTACACCACGTGTAAAGGATGGTCATGTGTATCTTCTGCTTTAGCCCATACAGCATTGATAGGAGCTACGTTAAACTGAAATGTAACTTCGTGTGTTTTATGATTAGAAGTTGCTCCATCTATAACAAAACCACTTGTAGGAGCTGTTGTATTTGTACCAAATCCTACCTCAATTTGATGTGAGTCTGCATTATTCTGTATCATTAAGTAAGTACGTTGAACATTTGTGTCTATTAGTTTAGTCCAGTTACCTCCTGTTAAAGTTACAGTAATATGTTTTAGTGTAGCATTTGGTGCTTCTCTCATTGTAATTTCTCTCCTACATCAAAGGGTAGCTCATGTAATAAACTAGCCATAGGATTGTCTGACGTTATGACATCTAAGGATGCTCCATTATCTTTAAGAAATTTAACAGCTACTGATAGCTCACTGGCTGTTGCCTCTCCACTACGTACACGTAGGAGTAACTGTTGAGTTACTTCCTCATGTAGCCTATCTATTGTTTTTCTATCTGCTGACATTATGTTTTCTTCTTGTACTTATCTGTCTTCTTTTTCTTAGGAAAACCTGCTTTCATGTTTGCGTATGACTTAGCTGATACTGTACTCTTTGACTTGGGTCTAGATATACCAAGCTTCTTTCTTCTGTTAATGTTTTCATAAAGACTCATTTTTTCAACCTATATACTATGTTAATAGCTGTGTTTGCACAGACAGCTAGTAGTGTTAATATTTGTAAGAATATACTTATTATCTCAACTTCCATTATTTAGTTATACCTTTTATCTTCTCTGCTGTACGTAATCCACCTAAACCAAGCATACCAAGTAGTACAGTCATAAGACTATCCATGTCAAACACTGGTAAAGCTGGTATGGGTACGTTAAAGTAAGCACAAACAAACATTGTAGCAGGTGCAAATACAAAGTGCCACCCCATTGCAGCAGCTAGTATCCAACCCAGAAAGGGTCTCCAACCTGCAACAAACAGTGACCTGTGCTTGGCTTCTTCTTTGTTAATCTCTAGTTGACCTTTTGCTAACTCCTGTGCATGTTTCTCTGACATTGTTGCAATCTCATGGGCAATCTTTTGCTTAGTATCTGCATCAGGGATAAACTTGTCTAACAGTGAAGCAACTGGTGCTATTAATGCTTGTATCATCTTGTACGTTCCTTAATCTGTTTCCTTCTTAAAGCTTTAACATGTTTGTTGTAGAAGTAAGCATTAATCTTACCAAAGAATTTAGACATACTTAAATAAAAATCTATCATGTAAATTTACCTTTCTGAAGTTCTATACATTTGTAGACAATAGGCTTCATATCTTTTAGTTCTTCTACAATATCCTTTCTCATCTCGTAAGCTCTTTCTATACACTGTTGCTCAGTCTCTAGTTTCTTTAGTGTGTCCTCAAAGGTTATACACATCTTAGGGTCTGCTATAGCACAAGCTATAACAAGAAGTTTAAACATTAGAATCCTCCTTGCAGGAACTTAACCCAAGCTACAATAGCAACTGTACCTAGTACGACTAAAGCAGTGATTGTGGTTATCATTAAGTTTCTGTCTTTTATTCTCTGTTGTTCAGCTAGTTCTTTCTTAATCCTAGCTCTTTCTTGGGCTATTTCTGCTTGGAGTCTTTCCCATTGTCCAGCTTTTCCAAAGTACTGAAAAGCTTTACGCAGTTCATCTCTCATATCTTCTAGAGCTTCTTTCTTAAAGTGCTTTTCTATAGCTGAATCTTCTGCAAAAGAGAACCTACTCTTCTTCTTCTGTGATTCAGCATGTTGAAGATGAGCTTCTCCTTGTGCAAATTTACCAATAGCTGTGGAAAGAGAGCTTAAATCTTTGCCTATTTTTATAGCACCCATAATAGTTTTGTGCCCAGCAGTAATTGCAGCAAAAGCTGATATGGGGTCAAGCATCTCTTTACCTTTCTATTTCATTATTATACTTATCATTAAAGCTACGACAGTAACTGTACTAGCCATGAGCATTGCTTCTAGTCTCCAAAGTCTTTTATCAAGAGCACCTAGTTTATCTTCAACTACTTTGTAACGTATTGCACATTCTTTCTCATGGGCTTCAAGCTCCAGTTGTACTTGGAGTTCAGGCTTCATTTCTAATTTCATCTGGGACAGATTCCTCTTCCTTGTTTAAGGACTGTATCAGTGAGTTAGTAAAAGCATTCTGAGCTACAGTTACTTGGTCTAGTTGAAATCTAAGATTAGCACCCTTGGTTTGTAAATCTTTTATCTGATTGATAAAGTAGGTTTGGTCTTGAGATAAATCCTCTTGATTATACTCTTTACCATCAATAGTGATTACGTTTGATTGTTCAGTCATTACCAAGATACTCCACTTGCTGTTGTTGGATTAGCCATTGCATCTATCTGACTAGCTATACCTGCTTCTATTGATGCCACTTCGTCTGCACCAAGTGCATCTTTAGCCCATCCAATAGCTTGTGTCTCTGTGATATCTGCATATGGTGTTGGTGTACCTACAAGTGTTACACCGACTGTGCCATAAGCTGACCCTGTGTTACCATCTGCGTCTTCATCAGATGCTCTCCAGTGCAAGATAGTCACAATATCTGTGTTGTCTCCCTGCACCAAGTCTCTTTCCATTGTTCCTATTGTCCAAGTTACTGCCATTTTATTCTCCTTTTAATTAGGCTGTTTCTAATGCTACTATTCTAGCTTCTAGTTCTTGTATTGTCTTCACGAGTAAAGGTACAAGCTTGCTTTGGTCTATACCTTGGTATATGGGATTGCCATCATCGTCAACTGCATCTTTTTCACCAATAACAGCTTCTGGTACAACTTCTTGTGCTTCATGTGCTATAAAACCATCTAATGTAGTATTTGGAAATCTTTTAAAATTAAATCTACAAGGTTTGAGTTCTTTTAATCTTGTTGTTGCATTCCAATCTTCTGTTACATTTTCTTTTAATCTGTAATCTGATATTTGATTAAATGAAGTTTGACCAGCATTATTAAAAGTTATACTACCTACAGAATTTCCATTTCCATCTTGAAAACCCATTAAGTAATTTGTTGTGGTAGGTGAATCTTCCCCAGTTTGTATAGCAATACCAAATCTATTAGAGGCATTACCATCATTTATAACTTTAAAAGCATAAGCACCACTAGCATTTGCTGTTAATACAGTTCCTCCATTGCTTCCAATACGCATACGTTCTGTTGTATTAGTAGCAAATATTAAAGGTCTTGTACTATGTGTGCCTAAAGTTACTGAGTTTGTGTCAGCATTGTTTGCAAATGCTTCGTTTACAAAATAAGCATTATAATCTGTACTAGAATTACTTCCACCTAAAGTTATGCTATTTCTAAATTTAGCTATACCATTTACACTTATCTTTCTTTGTGGATTAGAATCTCCAATACCAACATTACCTGCTGATGTTATACGCATACGTTCTGTGCCGTTTTGATAAAGACTTACAGGATGGTTAGTGCTAGACCCTATCCTAATATCACTATCTTGTACTGTCTGTATAAAGGCTTTGGTGCTTTCACTATTAGATTTAACTTGAAAGTTTGTGTGTGATGCTCCCTTTACAGTTAGGGTACTATCAGGGTCTGACTCACCAATACCTACGTTGCCATTATTAAGAACAGAAACCTTAGTACTGTCTTGCATAGAAATATTAAAAACAGGTGAACCAGTTGTACCACCAGTATCCACTTTAATATTTAAATTTCTTGCTCCACTTTGACCACTAAGTTCATGTGATGCTGTTGTATCTGAATCTGTTAATCTCAGTATTGGAATACTTGATTGAATATGCAAAGATGAAGCAGGACTACTAGTGCCAACACCCAATCGCTCTTCACTAGCATCCCAAAATAGCTTTGGTGTTGTGCCTGTGTCCTCGTAGAAGCTGATGTCTCCTGTGTCACGACCAATAGATAATGATTTGTTAGTAGAACCAGCAGTTTTACCACCAATAACGACTTCACTAGAAGCGTCATAAAAACTAAAATGTGCTCCATAGCCAGACGCAGAAGGGTCTTCTATCTCCAAACCACCTATACCACCAATAGATAGCCCATCAACAGTCAATCCACCTGCTGTCACTGTACCTGCTACATCAAGAGTACCACTGAGGTCTGCATCAGTGACTATCTTGGATATGTCTTTTGCTCTTGTCATGCTACACCTCTTGGTTAGCTAAATGTGTTGCATAGGCTGTCTTGATTGCATCTGTATGTACTGCATTGCATATTGCTTGTACTTCTGCACTCTCATTTGCTAAGTCATCTGCACTTATATCAGGTGCTACAACGTGCCTTGAGAAGCTTCTGCTTATCTCTGTGCCATCTCTCTTGATGACTGTGGCAGTTCTTACTTGAACGTGCTTGTAGTCACCTACGATTTCTATTTTGTCTTGTATTATCTCTTCTGTTAAAGCCATTTTTATCTCCTTTTGGTTAATGGACTGACTACCCTATGTCCAATAGGGTTAGGCTGTTGTTTTGTAAGTTATTTCTCCAATGTAATAACCTGTTGACAAAATATCTTGTGTTGCTGAACCAGTTTTGCTTGTCCTCAATCTTAATTCAGATACACTTGTTGTTGTCTCAACAATCGGAGAGCCATCAAAAGTTACTAGATAACATCTTAATGCTCCGACAGAATATTCACTTGGTGTAAAAGGAAGTGCAATTTGCAATGTACCAGAAACTCCAGAAACACTTGAGCAATTAAACTCAAACTGAAAACTAACTAAATTACCAATTTTAGTATATTGATAATCTGCACTACCTGATGTAGTTGCTGTTCCACCACTAGTTCCTGTAATCGTTAAAGTTCCACTTCCCTCTTCATAGTCATCAAGCTTATTAGCTGAACCAGTGCCACCTAAGTATACACCACCTGATAGGTAGAGGTGATTGAAGCGAACACCACTAGAACCTAAATCAATAGACGCATCACGATTTGCAAGACCTGCAACATCCATAGGAACAATAGCATTTGTATCATCTCTAAAACGAATACCAGTATCGCCTTCACCAATATATAATCTGTACCAGTGACCAATACTTCCCACAGTAGAGCCGTCTTTGTGGAACACTGCAATATCGCCGTCAGAGGTTTTTCGGTTAAGACGTAAGACCTCACCCCCATCACGAGTATGATATGTAAATCCATTTGGATTTAACCCATGTCCCACATTTGCACTGTTACTAGAGGTTGCACCCACCAGCAAAATACCGCTGCTGTCTATACGCATACGTTCTGTATTGTTGGTTGAAAATTGCATTGTTGCGGCTTCATAGTTCCAAATAATTGCATCATTTCCTGAAGCACCAACTAAAAATCCATTAGAAGCTCCTGAACCAGTGGTTGAGTTATGCCACATTGCAAAAGAAGAGCCTCCAGAAGAAGTTACATCTAGTTGATATGTAGGACTCACAGTACCCACACCAACCCTATTGTTAGCTGAGTCTACATAAAGTGTGTTTGTGTCTACTGTTAGGTCACCTGACATTGTAAGGTTAGTAATACCAGTGTAAGCACCAGTTATCCTTGCATCAGGAACTGTGCCACTGTCTAGGTTATCTGCGTTTAAACTAGCTACACTAAATGTACCATATGCAACTATGTCTACCTCATCTCCATCAGCTAGAGCTTCTGTAAATGTTACTGTGTCACCACTGGTAATAGTAATATCAGCATCTGACATACGTACACCATTGACGTACACATCTACATAACCTGCATCATAAGCTAG